AAGATTGAATGATTGCTTCGCATTCAGGCGGTCTATGGTGTTCCCATTCTCTCCACCACTCACGTTTTATCAGCGCACCCTCTTCGGATGTGGGGTTTTGCTGGTACTGAGCTGACCATTTGGACACAGGCAGTTCAGCTTTTAAGGCTTCAAGTTCTTTCTGAGACCAGAACTCAGGCCACAATGGATTCCCAGACGGCAGGATTGCAGGGAACTCAATCACTTCCCAGTCATCAACGCCTTCCCTGCCAGTCATAGAGCTTACAATCTGCCCAGTCAGGTCACGCTTAGACCATCTGGTCATCACAACAATGATGGCACCACCGGGCTGCAAACGCTGACGAGGGCCAGATGTATACCATTCATACACCCTATCGTAGACTTCAGGATTAAACTGGCCCTGTTGTGCATCCTGTTCTGAATGAGGGTCATCGATGATTAGCAGATCAGCACCCTTACCAGTCACGGCACCGCCAACACCAATCGCAAAGTAATCCCCACGCTTGTTCGTATTCCAGCGTCCAGCAGCTTTTGAGTCAGAAGACAGAGTGATTCCGGGGAAGACCTTGGCAAAGTCCTCAGATTGAATCAGGTTTCTCACCTTACGACCAAAGCCCACCGCCAGTTCTGCAGTGTGTGCCGTCTGAATAACTTTCTTATTAGGATACTTTCCCAAGAACCATGCAGGCAGCATAAACGATGCAAACTCAGACTTGGTGTGTCGGGGTGGCATGTTGATGATCAATCGCTTCAACTCACCTCGTGCCACACGTTCGAAAGCATTCGCCATGTCTTTGTGGTGCCTGCCAGAAATAAAACTAGGCCACATGAGTTTGGTAAAGCTCAGGAAGTCATCCTTAGCGTTCTTCTTGTTCTCAGCATCTTCAAGCTCAGACAATAGGTCTAACAGCTCTGCCTGTTGATCCACAGGGAGCTGGGATATCTTATCCTTCATAGCAGCAAGTTTCTGCATGCTTTCTCCTCTAGTAACGGCAGACAGACAAGTTTTGGTGGGGAATGCCTGCCTGCCTGAGATAGATCAGGGAGAGTCTCTATCCCATGCCGATGATATCAGTCTTACGCGCGCGCGTATATAATATATATATATATATAATATAATACATATCGGTAGACTACCGATATAGATATATCGTCTACCGTAACGTCTACCGATATAGGAGCGTAGCAGTGACAGAAAGTTCTATTGAACTAAATCGCTGATTTATGATACCTTGGCACAGAGAGGACTGCACATGGAAATGTATATCGATATCGCTATGGGACTTATCATCACAGTTGGTGGGTGGTGGTGTAAGACTCAGCATGACGAGTTAAAACGTGTTACCGTCCTTTTGAACCGTACTCGCGAGGAAATTGCCAAAGAGTATGTCTCCGTAACCCGCCAGCAATCTGATATGGATCGCGTTATTGATCGACTAGATCGACTAGAAGGAAAGCTGGATAGACTCATAGAAAGATAGGATGGCTATCTTAGAATCTATTGCTGCTGCTAACGCTGCATATTCCGTGATTCGCACGGCATTGTCCAACGGAAGGGAGACCGCTGGACTCATAGGAGCTGTGGGTAAGTTCCTTGGTGCCGAAGAAGATGTAAAAGATGCCATCAACAAAAAGAAGAACAGCCCGTTCACTGCAATAGCAGGTGGAGAACAAGGAGATTGGGAAGAGTTTCAGGCACTTGAAGACCTAAGAGCCAAAAGACAAGAGCTAGAATCCTACTGCAGGCTCTATGCACCACCGGGAACTTGGGACAGGTGGCAGCAATGGCAAGCCGAAGCACGTAAACAACGGCAGGCAGCTAAGAAAGCAGCAGAAAAAGCTAGAGAAGAACGCATGGAAGCTCTAGCAACCGCAGCAGGTATAGGTATGGCAGCTATTGTTGTGGCACTTGGAATCTATTATCTGGGTGTGTGGTTAGGTAAGTGGTAATGTGGGTACTTTTATGGCTTCATATCCTCAACGGAGAGTTGGAATACTACCACATTGGCACCTATAGCAGTGAAGCAGCCTGCAATGTCCAAAGAAACAACGCCCAAATCCTCAAGAAAAACAAAAACACCGCAGTCTCCTGCGTATACCTTGAGTCAGAACGAACACGGTAAGTGGGTCGGCACTCTTCCTGACGGCACTGTAGCCATTATCTGCAGTCATCCTCGTATAGCTGAACAATATATAAAACAGCTCGCTAAGAAAGTACGCTAGTGGCCTACTTCAGTAGACGATATAGCGAGCATAAACCAGTAGGCCCATAAATATCCCGTGTTTTTAGAGCTTGTTTTTTAAATCTTTGAACTTTTTATAGGGGGGGGTATAGGATTCCTAGCGGTATAGTATTGTTTGTGTGGAACATCATGTATACGAGCGCGTGGGTACGTGCGCCGTACAGGGGGGGTGGGGGTAGGTGGGGGTCGCGTTCCGTCTGAATCCAACGCGGGTGACCCCAGACCGATACACCCAGTGCAGAAGTGCAATTGAACTTTTAACCTAGCAGCCTGTCGAGCTTGGCCTGTAGCTCACGCTTGATCGCATCAGCGTCACGCTCTGTCTTGTCCTCTGTTTCCACCTTGTCAGTGAACAGTGCTACCGATTTACCCAGTAGCTCTAACGCCCTGACCCTCGCACCATCAGAGTTCTGGGTGTTCAGTGCTTCATCTGTTAGCTGTTTCAAAACGAAATCACCTCGAGAGAGGCTCTGCATGCGCCGCTGCTGTTCTCTATCAAGATTTAACTGCTCTAATCTTTGGGACACCTTTGGGTTCTGGACTAACAGGCAAGCCTCTGTGTGAATGCATGCATTACTCATGTTTGAGGCATCATATGCCTGACGATACGCATCACTAAAGTTAGACCCCTCAAAGATGGCCTGAGCGAATGCTTCCTGTTTGTCTGTAAGACCTCTGGTGTTGGTGGCACTCTTCTTTCTGGTGCCTGTACTCTTGTTACTCTTACCCCCAGTACTGATGACCTTGAGGTTTGGTTTACCTGTATTCTTATTACCTGACATATTGCCCTCGACGCTGCGCTTGGCTTTCGTGGTTTTTCACATTCGGGTTTTGGAATTTAACATAATACTGAACGTCTGTAGCTTGCATCCTTGCCCCCTGCGAATCACCCCTGATTTGGCACCCGATCTGAGGCCAAGCGATCCCCCAGAAACAGGTACTGTGAATGCACCAGAAAAGTGCAATTGAACTAATCCACAGTGTACACCCTAAACTTTTTTTTGTCACGATATCCCTTGTTTTATTGGGTTTAGTGCAATGGTAGAGGAATATAAGGGAAGATAAGGGTTGACTAGGGAATGAACAGCCCTTAGATAAGTGGGTGTCGGACGGGCTGACGCGGCCTTTTTTGCCCCCTCGCCCTAACCCCGAACGCCGCCACCTCTCAGCGGAATTGTCATAAAGCCTCGCATGGGCAGTAGAGAGAGCTTCGTTCCTAGCGGACGGTTGATCGGGCAACACGCCGACAATCAACTTTCCCCAGAAAGATCGGGCTTCCCACCAAACGGGGCGCACCACTGATGTTCAGTTAGTCGTCGTTAGACGCGGCTTGGTATCAGACTTGACGCTGTCAGTCAGCATCACCTTCCACAAGTGATGTCCGCTGAGGTTTTCCAGAGTGATCAGGGTAGAGAAAGACAGAGGTGGTTAGAGTGAGACAATTCGAGAGCGGCAGCTTCTGGTTGCCGTTGTCATGGTTTCATTCAGAGGAGTTTCCAATGACCAACCTGAACAATGCTATCGCTGCCTATCGCATGCATATCCGCTGCAAGGCAGAGCGCAGCCACTACGAGGCTGAGAGCTACTACCAACAGGCGACACATTTCGCCACCAAGCATGCCGCTGAGATCGGCAGCAACCGCCTCAATGTCATGTGGGACGTGTTTGACCACATGATCGAAAACCCTGTCTATTCTTAATCAAGGAGAACGCCCAATGGCTTCAATCAATACTGTCTTCCGCTCAATCACCCGCCTTGGCATCACTGTCGAAATCATCTTGGATGGTGATGGCGGTCAGCATGTCCTGAGCATCCGCTCTGATAGCGACACTGCTTTCCAGTGGACTTATCAGTACGTCAATCCCCACGGCGAGAAATGGCGTTACCGTGGCGACGAGTACCTTCACAACGACACTGTCCACGGTGAGTTCGATGACGGTGACATCTTCCACGTCACTGCCATGATCATGGCGGTCAAAGAGAACGGCAAATACTACGCTGCGCCTGTCGCTGCGTGATCCCAAAAGTGTGGCCCTGCGGGGCCGCATCATTGGTATCATGAAAAGGAGATTGCCCATGCAATATCACGTTATCAAAAAACGCCTGTCTTCACAGGTTCGCGCAATGTTGAGCAACCCAACAGCGGGTTGGGACTGCCACCCGCAAGCGTCTGCATACGCTGACCTGCAAATGCTATTTGGTAAGGACGCAGATGTCCTTGAACTGAAAGCCCTGCACGGTCTGGTTCACCATGTCTATCGTCACCGTACCTCATATGAGATCGCCAACGATTACACCGTTGGGCCAATGAAAGGCATCGAAAACGATCTCGAAAAAATCTTCGAGTACGAGAACGCGCCGTATGATGTCGATGGCATCAGCCAGATCGCAAAGCGTGGCACTGGCGGCGGCAGCTTGTCAGTCGGTGACCTAGTCTTTGTCGATGCACCAAAGCCCATGATCTTCATGTGTGCCAGTGTCGGCTATGTTCGCCTGTCAGAGGCGTTCGTGCGCTCGTTCAAGGAATTGATCGGGATGATCCTAATAAATGAACGCGCGATCAATGACAAATGGGCTGCGTAAGCCCCTTCACTGTGGCCCTGTCGGGCCGCACCTTCCCAGTAACAGTCAGCCAGAAAAGGATGAACAGATGACTGCTAAAGAATTTATGGTTTCAGATGCTTCGATCAATGTTGTTTACAAAGCGGAGCAAAACATCGCTGACCTCAAGGGTCAGAACCGCGACAACAACGATGCGGCTAACGCCCACAAGATGGGTGCCTACGGCGAGGTGATCGCCTCTATCGCCCACGTCAAACTGGTCAAGGGCAACCTACCCCGCACCGTGTCAAAGAAGCTGCGTTCTGCGCTGCTTGAAGAGGCGGGTCTGAAAGAGGCCACCGTCAAGCGGTACGTCGAGAACTCTGTCGGTGCCGTGCGGTTGATCAAGGATCAGATCGGCGACATCCCTAGCCAGTACACTGCGGACGCTATCGTTCGTGATCTGGCTGCGATGGAGATCGACAGTGAGAACAAACTTGCCAAGATGGTCAAGGGCGAGACTGCCAAGTCAAAAGCTCAACGTCTTGCAGAGCAGGTTGTCGGCAAGTTCTCTACCAAGAAGGATGAGAACGGCAAGCAGGTTCAAGGCGATGTCTTCAAGGATGGCCTTGATGATGATGAACTGGATGAGTTCCAGAACATCATGCGTGAGTTGATGGCTGCGCGGAAAGCGTACCGTGACACTGAGGCGGCTAAGGCCGCTGCCGCTGAGGCTGAGAACGAGAACGACACTGTCGATGCTGCCGTGGTTGCGATGCTCGACGAGCTTGGCGTTGCGTCATGAGTAAGCGTGAGCGCATACTGATGATCCTAGAGGCGTTTGCCTCTGGGGTTGTCTTCACAGCCCTGATCGTGGGGTGGTTAATATTCATGCTTGCATGGTGAGTTTTGTTGGTAGCCCTGAGATGGGCTGCTGCACAAAGTTCATTTGAACTTTTATGGAGTGAAGAATGTATATCAAAGTTGATCAGATAGAAGCGCGGGGAAAGTTCTACTCGCGGTACGAGTTCGAAACCTTTGAAGACCTTGAAGAATATTTCGTCAAAGAAATCCTTGGCACCAAGGGCATACGGTCAAAGGTTATCGGGAAAGTGTTAATATGGGGAAAGGATGAGCAATGACCACATACACATACCACACTGACGCGGGTCATGGTTGGCTAGAAGTGCCGTACCGTGACTTGCTCAACGCAGGGCTGCACATGTCTAAGGTAAGCTGCTTCAGTTACGCTACGGTCACTGACCAGTACGTGCCGACACTGTACCTTGAAGAAGACTGCGACATGCCCCTCTTCCTCAATGCCTTACAGGCAAAGGGTGAAGAGTTTGAACTGGTCGAACAGCATCACGATGGTGATGCATTTATTCGTGAACTTGGGAGTGTACTGACTTGGAGAGTATGATGGAACGTGAAGAAATCTTACAAGAGCTTGGCGGGATGCGCACATGGAATAACTTTGCGGCTTCCCTGCTTGTCCAGTACGTCACCAAGGGTGATCTGTCGGAGAAGCAATGGGACGCAGCGGAGCGCACGATCACCAAGATCAAGAACAAAGCTGAACGCCGTGAAACATTGACGCGGGATGTCGATGTCTCGCGGATCAAGAC